ACTCAGGCATACGCTCCCAGCCCGCCGCGCCGAGTCGCACAAAATTTAAGGCTGCCCGCAACTTACGCAGCATAACTCGCCCCCACTTGTTCTGCCTCATTGGGCATTGGTTCCGGCGCCATTGGTGCGGGTGCGTTCATTGGAGGTCCCTCCATCGGCATCCCCGCCCCCGGCGACATCCCCTGTTGCTGTGGATCGTCCGCTGGTTGCTCGGCAGCCAACAGGCCGGCAATCTCCGCCTCCAATTCTTTGGCGGCTGGTTTGTCTTTTTTATGAAGCAACTCCAGGTGAGCTTTAATATGCTCCTGGATGCGTTGCATTTCCATCGGTTCAAGTTGCCGGCCTGATTGAGATGAAAGTTGAATATATCCTAAAATTGTACGGACATGCGTTGCGTGGTCGTCCAGATCCTTCACCACTGCCGGGAATCCTAACCGCATGAAGGTAAGCTCATTCGCCTGATCCTCCGCCTGGTCCGCCATCTGCAAGCCGGGGTCAGCGTACAACCGCTTCACCAGCGCCACATCATCCGCCTCCAGCACCGACTTGCGCAATTCACCCTGATCAATAAACGGATCGCCAGCGAACATCTGCATCCGGTTCACGCTGCGCCGATAAATGAAATCACGGTTCACGCCGTCAGCACTTCCGGTTGGGCGCACATGATATTGTTCACCCAACGCCGCACCGGGAATCTCTTTCACGGTATCTTCGTACCAATAATTTAAACTGTTCTTGGAATGCTTCCGCAACAAATCCCAACTCATGTTGTACAGCCGACCCAAACCAATTCGGAAAATTCTCAAACGCAAATCCGAACTCTGGCTGAATAAATTACTGATCTGGTTAATTTCCGTAGCCGTGCGCCGCTCGGTGTTCTGCAAACTCTGGCTCATGCCAAAGTCCGGGGTCGCCACCCGTTGCTCGGCAATGTCACGGGTGAACATCATCGATTGATCAAACGAAACCGGCGGAGCCGGCATGGTGATCGGCTGGATGTCGTACGGTAAAATTTGACCGGGCGAAAATCTCAGGTTAGCCGCATTGGGAATCTCACGGGAAGAGCGGAACAAAGGCCGGTTGACCAGAGTCATGTAGTCATTCTTTTCATTAAGCGTCTTGGTCAGTTCAGCCTCGTGAACCGCTACAATTTCCGTGACCCCACGCGGCGAATACCAGCGCCCGTCTTTGATTTCATATTCAAATTGGCAGAAGGGTGGGCGCCCGTTATATTCCTTGCCCAACTTGTAAGGCTTGCGCACATCCTCTTCAGGGCGGAGAGGAGAGAACGTCTCACAGTTCCACACGGAATCAGCGTCCCTTGTCCACACCTCCCACACGATGATGTAGTCTTCTTCATTGTAAGTTAATCCCTCCCGTTGATATTGGGACTGAATTTTTTTACTGTCGCCGCGCACATCCGTGCCGGCCCCGGTGATGCGCTTGATTAATCCCTCGTCCTGATTGAAAAGTGAATTACGCCGGTAAGAATCTTTTGAATAATGCTGAACGTGAACCATCCGATCCGCATCCATTAAATCGCGAGTCCAGGTGGGAACAATAATGTGCTGCGGGTCTACGTTCTGGAAGTGAAGCATCTTTTTGCCATCATCCCAATACGTCTTCACCACCCCGCGCCCGCTCATCAACATAAAATCAATACAAGCGAGAATCTCCGTCTCCAAATTTGATTTCTGCTTGATTTGATAGTCAAACCACTGTGCCGCCGCGTTCGTAAATGCCTGGGTCTTGTCCCGAATAGGCGTGAATTGCGCGAGTAAATCTGTGGCGAAAATTTGTTGAAAATAGAACGGCGCCAGGCGCATTATCACCGTGTCGCTCAACGGAAAATGTGCATCACTCGCACCCGGCCAAGGTTTTGTTTTGCGGCGCAAACCATTGTGCCGCATTTTGTAAAACATTCCCTGGCGCGTGTCCCACTGCTGGCGGTCCTTCAGATCATCCAGCACCGCCGCATGCAAGTCATTCCGAGATAACTTCCCCATCCAGTAGGATATGACGAAGACCGCTGGGTGCTGTCTACAGAAATGAGGCTACATGCTGCGTTTTGGTGGACACGGGTGGACATTTAATGTCTTGGGGGATTGCGCCCCTCACCTTTTTTCTTTGTTTGGGGTTAAGAGTCTTCAAATCTCAGGCTTACGCTCAAGCAAATCTTTCCCGTCATCCTCTAGTTCCAGTTTGCTGACCGCAGTCCATCCACGGTATGAGCATGACCTCCCTTTTGCGTTGAGTAAGTCCGCTATACCGTCGGTAATGCGACGCCAAAACGGAGTCTTTGAGTCTTGGCGATCATCTTCAAATCTCCATTCGTTTTGCCTTCCCCATTCTGCCAAGTTGCTGAATTTGTAAACTTTCCCAAATGGGTCACGAATGATCCATTCCTTTGCTGAAATATGGTCGGGCATTCCGCGAGCAATCCTGCTTTCTCGGCGCATAGCCTCCAACACCCCGGTTTCCTTCCATTTTTTCATTTGCTCTGTCATCAACTTTGATAGTTTAGGTCCAAGTTTCTCCCAGTCGCGCATTTCAGATATAATCTTCATGCGTTCGGCTGAATGACCGCCACCGGGGACACATGCGTTGGAAGCATAGATTCCTGCGGCATAAGAAACTGGTTTCCCACACCCGCACTTGCATTTTGGACGACCAGCCAGTGTTTTCTCCTTCCGCTTTACGTAGAACTCCTTGTAGACTCCCCGCCTGTGTGCTTTGGCTAACCCAGCAGATTGCTTTGCAACCCACTCTTTTGAGTGCTTCTTTCCTCGCGCCCAGTGTCCCTTCAGGTAATGAGCGTTCTTCCCAGCTATCTCTCCGCATCCGCATTTGCAAGGTAGCAGGGTGGACTTGAATGCAATATCTTGTTCAGTTGTCATAAATTCATCCCCCCACATCCATCCCTTCGGGCATCGCATCCATGTCCCCAAAATCCGCAAACACTTCGCTCAGGCTGGGTCTGACATACTCGGTCAACATATCATCGATGGCACCCTTGGCCGCCACCGCCAACACAACCGCGTCAGCCCGGTCAGGCGAAGCCAACCCCCGCGCCTTCATCTCCGTCTTACTCTCCAGATTCAACTTACCATTCTTGTTGGCCGAACACCGGCGAGAGGTTAACTGCTGCGCCAGCACCTCATCGTCAGGCATAATTATTTCGCACTTGTCCAGCAACCGGGAGACGGTGAACCACATCTCCGCGGAGCGGTTCGTGTACGCATCGGAATCATGCGCCCGCCCACCGAAATTAACCCGGTGACAATTCCACCCCGCCTCCCGCAAGGCATCCGCCATCGGCAATCCCAACCCGCCAACGTCACAATAAATTTCCTGCTCCTTCAACCCGGCCTTTTTAAATTCAATGATGAACCTCCCCACACTCGCCATCGTATCCTTATCGCGCCACGTTATTATTTTCTCAATTTTATTGCCGCGGCGAATCGCCATCGCATTCTCATCCCCACCACCAGCAAAATCTACTCCGCACGAGACATCCCGCCCACCCTTCCGCGGGGGGTTGGTCTGGCAATTATCCCAAACCGGAAACGGAATCACCAACCGCTCATCATCCATCTCCATGAACTCACCAAACACCATCGAGCGGATCAGCGGATGATCCTTACCCCACCTCAGAAATTGCTCCTCAATCCATTGCTCACTTATGTGTTCACAATCATACGCACTCACCTTGTGCAAGTTCCACAGGTGCTGCTGCTTGTTGAAGATCCGCCAAAACTCACCACCCGTCCCTCCAGGCGAACTGATCACCAACTGACGGGTGGGTTGGCACCGGGCAACTGACTCAAATATTCCATCGGCAACCGTCTTCGCCTCATCAATAATGATCATCAGGTTGTCCGCATGCCAACCCTCAAACCTTCCGGGGTCGTCCGTGCTAAATCCAATAATCCTACTCCCCGCGCTCGTCACCAAATCAGTCTGGTTCACCTGAATCCCCCAACCCTTAACCTTCCCCGCCAATGAACGAATGCAAGGCCACATCTGCTCCTTAACCTGCCGATATACCCCGGAAGTCGTAATCGTAATCGAGTTAGGGTAAATCAAGGCATGCCACAACGCAGCCGGCGCCGCCAAGTGAGTCGTCTTCCCCGAACCATTGGCCGCCCTCACCGCTACCCTACTCTTCCCACCCTTGCCCGTGATGCCCTTCATCGCAGCAATCTGCCAGGGGTACAATTCCAACCCGAATATCTCCTTGCTGAAGTTCTCCAGATCCGTAACCGATGGATCCAGCTTCTTGGTTTTAGTGGTGGGGTTGTCACTCATTATTCTGCCTTTCTGATTGGCTAATGTTTTTGTCGATCACGGGTGATTGGCTACTAGCCTCAATCTTCTCCTCCAACCTCTTAACTTCAGCCTTTAATCGCTCAAGCCTTTCCATTGCCCTTGCCAGGGCCACCAAACTTGGAAACAATTCCCCCCGGCGGCACGGTATGCCAGCATACTCACAGCAAATCTCGTGAGTCTTCCACCCGTAATTTCTCAAGTAATAAGGCTTCTCGGACCGGGGGCGGAATGAATAACCATCATCCCATTCCAGCAATTCAGGTTCATTTAGCTCCCTCATCGCGGTCATAGTCCCCGATTTATTTGGGTGCAAAACTCCACTGTCAATCGCTTCCCTGACACTCTTTCGGCTGGAACCAATGCCGGCATTGTTCAGGCAGTTCCCCGCCCTGACACCAAGCTCAACCGCATCCACTCCAGCCTCCCGAAGCCTTAACTTTCTCTCACCTATGGCAACTATTTGCGATGCCCTTTGGGGACCAACCCCAATCTTCTCACCAATCTCTCGGTACGTCATGCCACCCCTTCTGAGGGTGACCGCTCTCAATCTTTTGGAGCCAAGTATTTCAAGTTCTGTTTTCATTTATGTTTTGTGTGGGTGGTTGTGTTCACAAGCCATCATTGCTGACCCGTGAAGGGGTGTAGGGGGCGTTTTATGGGTGGGACTGAGTGTGTCCTTGGTATGGGACATAGGATGTCTGTAAGGGGCTGTGAGGGGGTGGATAAGAAAATTTCTTACGCGAGGGGTAGAAAAGGGGGTGGGGGGGCTGGTGGCGCCCCGCGGCGCTGGGGTGCCCCACCCCCCAATTTTCTGAGGCGGCCCGGACCCCCACCCCACCCCCATCCTTGCGGGCCGCGGGGTCACTTGCTGTTAGCGAAACGGTTAGCATGATTCAGTCGAGCCTTATATATCAATGGTCTTCTGCTCTGGATCAGGGGATTCTATATCCCCCGATCCGTCACGCTCCGACCTGGCACCATACAATCCGGCCAGCATCTCCGGGCTGATCTGGGTTTGCATCATCACCCCGGCAACCTTGTGATTGCTGTGGCTTGCCCAGTCGCCGGGGAAGCGGCGCTCTAACACTTCCAACGCTAATCGTGGGTTCTTTTGGAAGCCTTTGCGCACCACGCCGTACAGTTCGTCCTGGGCAATTGCTTCCGCATGCGCAAGGGCGTGGCGCATGTCACCCCACTTACCTTTCCACTTACTCAACGTCTCGCGACTGACTCCGGCTAATTGCGCTGCCCTTCCTTCCGGCAGCCCTATCGCTACGTTGCGCAATATCGCCTCCACATTCTGAGAGGTGTACTTGCTGATTGCCTGTGCCCTTCGATCTCCCTTAATCCTCTGCGCCTCCTCCTTCACGCTGGCAGGAATAAGATCCTTCACATCGATACTCGATGGATCGGGCATGGCGATGATTGCCTTGGCAGCCGTCAGTGAGTTGCCCGGTTTCTTCTTCGGCTTCACTCTCTTCTTCGCCTTCGGTTCGCTTTCTTCATTTTCATTCATAATTCAAAATCCGGTAGAGGTATGCTGGTAGTATACTCCCCCCCCCCTTTAGGGGGGGGATTTACTACCCGCTACCTGGTAGTAAACTCTGGTAGTGGTAGTAAATAGTTTACTACCACCTTAAACATTGGCCTCATCTCCCTCACTTTGTCCACCTGTGTCCACTGACATTGGCTTGTAAATCCTTCCATCCTTCCGGGTCAGGCTGCCTTCTTTGGTGTAGTAAATGATCGCTTGCTTGACGGCACCGGCGGTTGGTTCTTTCCCGATCTCATCGAAGTATCTGCTGGAGAATAGATTCATGGCTTCACTTTGGGTGAGTCCTTCGTCGGGCCATTGTCTGAGCATACTTGCCCGGAAGCTCGGTCTGCCCGCTTCCCTCTTCTCTGGCGGTTCATAGTCTGATGGCAACCAGCACAATCCTACATCGCTATGTTCCAAGTGAATGAACTCACTGGCGGTTGAGTGTTCGTGGTGCATACCTGACCTCTTCCCCCGCTTGGCCGCGGTGAGGCGGAACGTGCCCTCCTCGCCCCTTTCACCCTGCAAGACCATGATTGCCCTTGCCCAGTTGGTGAGGACGCTAGAACCTAAACCAGCGTACATTAAATCGGCTGTAGTAAATCCCCTTGTATCGCTGGAAGTCTTCGGTTTACCGGTGTGGTGAATGATGTGGAAGAGTGTTCCGGTGTCTTGGGCTATCTCATCTATTTGCCCGGTGAAGATGGCGATGTCCTCGGCGCTGTTGGAGTCTCCACCGAGGTAGCATAGGAGGGGATCGATCCACACCATGTCAGGTTGGTAATCAGCGAGTAGATTGCGTAGTGCGGCGAAGAA